TTGGCGAAGGAGGGAGGTTGCCGCTTTAGAGTGGCCGCCGATAAGGTGGATAAGTCCGAAATAATAGAAGCCAAAGCCGGGGATATACCCGTAATGCACAAAGTGCTGTCGCTTTTGTTTAAGTTCGTCATCTTCTCGCCAGTTGCGACGTATCGCCAGAACCGTCCCTGTCCCCTTTTCAATCGTCACCACGTACGGCAGTGCAATCCCTGTCTCGTTATTGTCTTCATCGACGTCGGAATACCCCGGCAGATCGATGTTCACGTGCATCTCAAGCAACTGGAACCGGTCGTCCATTGTCGCTGAGAAGCCTTGATCCTCTGCCTTTTGCTTCTCCACCTCGTCCATCGTGCGAACCGGGTCGCCCAGATCCACATCACGATAGAACCCTGCGTATTGCAACTTAGCCAGTTCGTTCTTCGTCTTACGCATCCGATGCGTAACACGCTCTGCTGTCTCAAGGTTCGCCGCGCCGTACGGCACCACCATGTCTTCAGCAGGAATATAAACAGCCGTTTGCCGATCAAGTGACGGGTCGAAGTACACTTTCTTAAACGCATTACCCGCCAGAGCCATACTGAGCAACATCCGCTCGTGCTCAGGGCGATATTCTTTCATTATTTCGGTTAATTGGTAATTCATGTCATCAGCGACACGAATAGCAGCGGCTTTCTTCTCGGTGGTCTCTTTACCGATAATTTTAGTCTTAACCGGCCCCATAGCCGGAAAAGTCTCCATGATGGTCTCGGACTGGAACTTGACCGCCGACTCCATCAGAAGCGGGTGGAATACCCCGCACGCACCCGGCCACGGTTCAGTCCTCTCCTCATATCGGATACCCAGAATCTTCAAGCCCTTAACGTAGGTATCCAGCCAGTCTTTACGTGAGGAGAGATCCTGCTCATACTGACCGATCAACTCGCCAGAGAGCGATCCGAGTTCGCTTTCGCTCATGAAGTCAGCGAGGTTGGCGTCAAACTCTTCCGCACGCGGCTCATCTTTAATGAGATCGACCACAGCCTCATCTGTTTCTGAGGGGATCTCAATCTCGATCTCAATCGGCTCCATCTCAACGGCAATAGCCGCGATACCTTGGGGAGCCTCCATCAAACTTTTATCGACGGCCATTTAAATTCTCCTAATAAAATCCCGCTGCTTTGCGGTTCTTAAACCATCGTTTTGGTTCTGGCTCATCTGAAGGGAGCCTAATGAACCCGCCTTGTCTGAACCGCATTAAGGCTAGGGTCGTCGCGTCCACCAAGTCGTCGTGGGTACCAGCGGGGAAGTCGTTACACTCCTCAACCACCTCCCAAGCCCATCTACGGTCAGGTATCCAGACTATACCCGCAGCGAAGAGATCTGACACGGCGTTTACGCGGCTGATCTTGTCCTGTCCCTTACCCGGCGTGAACTCTGAGATGGGCACTCCCATCCGCCGCATCTCCTGATAAAGCGCCGCCCCGTTGGACTTTTTCTCGACGATAAAAGTGTCAGGATTCCACTCTTTATACTCCTCCAACACCATAGCCTTTAACTCGGGGAACTCAAGGCGCTGCTTGATGGAATTAAGCAAGATAATGTTGTAGTTCTGAGTGTCGTCGTTTTTGAAAACACCCCACGTTAATAGGGCGTTATAGTCGGCTCGGTTGGATTTTTCCTGCGCCGTATCGAGCGCCATGATGATGTGTTCGCATCTTGGTGGGTCTTCCTTCTCCCACACCTGCCACCACTCGCGTTTTAACAACGCCCCTTCTTCCGAAGTCGGCTCCTGCATGTACTGGGCCTGCCAGTACCGCACGTCCATGCTGGCTTTTTTGGCTAGTAACTCATCAATCGTCCAGAACTCAGGCCAAAGGGGTTTGTCGTTCAAAATTGCAGGAAATTCCACTAACTCCCACTGATCGGCGTCCTCATTCTTAGTCATGTGGTCAATAATCTTGCCGGTCAAGTCCATTTTCGACCATCTCGTCATCACGACGATAATCGCACCGCCCGGCATCAGTCGCTGGACTGGGCCTGACTGGAACCACTCCCATGCTGGCTCGAATACGTCCGCACGACCCTGCTTAGCCTCCTGTTCAGAGTGAGGATCATCAATAATAAAGAGATCGGCACCACGGCCAGCAAGAGCACCACCCACGCCAATAGCGAAATATTCACCATTAAAGTTAGTACCCCAACGAGAAGCACTTTTACTATCAGCCTGAAGTTCAACAGTCGGAAAAACGTTTCTATAAAGGTCTGACCCCACAAGATTACGAACCCTCCGACCAAAATTGATGGCCAGATCTGCAGTGTGAGAGGCCATAATGACCTTTTTCTGCGGGAATTTGCCTAAAAACCACGCAGGAGCGAGGTAGGAAATCATCTCAGACTTGCCGTGACGCGGCGCTATGTTAACGATGACTCGTTTTTTCTTACCAAGAGCAATATCTTCAAAGATCTCAGCCAAGTGCCTGTGGTGTGGGCCTACTTTGTAGCCGGGATACACGTGTTGGATAAAGTCCAAGAAGTGATCTTTGCCTAACTGCTGAGTTAGTTGACCCTGATAGGTCTTTAGAAGTTCTGCAACCTGCCGTTTTTCCTTGTCCGGCATCGTTGGCAGGGCATTTTTGATGCGCTGAATGTCAGATTTGGTTAGATTTAACTGCATTTTCATCTACGACGCGGTATTCAATGCCTTCTAGCACCTGAAGAAGTTCTTTTTCGACCTCTTCGATGGGCTTGACGATGTGTGTGACCTCGCTACGCTTCTTAAAAGCGTCAATACCGTCTACTTCACCCAGTTTAGTCAGGGCTTGTATGCGAGTTTTACTGCTGTCAGCACGTTCCGCCTCTTCAAACAGGCGATTTATCACGTACATCTTCAATTCAGCAAGGTCATCCACAATCATGTGGTTATATCTGGCAGCCATACCTGCAAGCATGGCAACTGTTTCGTTTGGATACTTGCTGTAATCAATCCGTGTATGCGGGTTTTGCAACTGAGCACGGGCAAGATCCTTTGCTTGCTCCATGTCCTCCTCATTAGGAAGCAGTGGGATACCGGTTAAATCAGATACAAGCCTAATAGTTCTGGCTCGCATCTCAACTTCAGCCTCGGGGGTGAGGTCTGGCAGAGCATCTGCCGCGTTTGCGGGCAGGGGCACGTTCTCGTCTATCTCAGGTATCAGTACATTTTGCATGTATAGATTAGAACCGCATGGTACCAAAAAGACAACCGGGGGGGTTTTATATATGAGGGGGGTGGGGGTCGTGTCAGGTAAAATTGTAATTAACGAAGGGGGGGCTAAGGCAAGTCAAGTATGTGGTATAGAACGTAATTAATGATGTTTATGCTAGGGAACTTTGAAAGAGTGTAGTGATTTGTGCGAGTTTGAGAGGAGCAGGTAGATCGTGGGACTCCTGTTTTGGTTCGGGGGGTCGGGTACGGGTGGGGTCTCGGTCTGGCCGATTCTGCCCTGTCGCGTCCACGCCACGCGTATTACTTAATACGGTAGCGAAAATACCACACAAAATTTTAAGAAATGGCGGAACTATCCCAAACCCGCCCTGTCTAATTAATGTAAGCGGCGCAAACCGTACCGCATAACCAAAGGTAGCAAACTATGATCACCAATTTAGTCTTAGTCGATAGTTTGGACAATCTCCGCACGATTGCGAAAGGCGGAGTATCTCAAGCGCAAGCGTTCGCCGCGCTCCGGGCCGATATCCCCACGTTATTCCCCGAGCACCCGACAACGGCCGAAATAAAGGCTGTGACCGACTCCGACGACTGGCGAGAGTTTGACATTACCGCCCGCGCCATTTTTGCCGATGCGTTTTTCAATGCACCCCGCGAGATCGAGGGCGAAATGGTTGATGTTACTCAGTACGATATCTCGCTGTGGACGGCTGACAAGAAAACGGCAAAAAACTTTGGCGAGACCGAGACCAAAGTACGCAAGGCCGCGCAAGCCTACGTCCGAGTCGCGTTCCGTCAAAACGTAACCAAGTTGATTCCCGAGGCCATCGACGCACCGATGGATGAAAAGGCCGAAACCTTGCCGGATCCGACTGGCGTGCTTGCCCTAGTGACTGAGGCGCTCGTGATCCTTTCGGAGAAATCACCCGATGGCGCTCTGGCGCTCTTGAACGGCCTCGATAGTCTGGTAAAGGTTGCACGGCCTCACGTTGCAGCCCGCCAGCCGATCCACCGCAAAGCCTAA